CATTGCTATGTACGCTGCTGAGTTGGTCTCAGGAGAGCGTCAGGACGCCTATGGGCATCCTTTAGATAACTTTACTAGGGCAGCGCAGATATGGTCTGTAATCCTCGGCTGTGAGGTTTCTGCCGAGCAGGTAAGCCTGTGCATGGTTGGTATGAAGATTGCCCGCGAAGTTAATCAAACCAAGCCCGATACAGTTGTTGATGGCATTGGCTATTTTCTAACTCTTAACATGATTCAAGAAGAAAGGCTCCGTCGCGCTCCTTGATTATCAACCCCCGTTGTGTTATACTTGTATAAGGAAGGGGGAGGAAATGACAAAAGTTGTTGTTTTGCCCTTAAAGTTTTGGAGCGACCATAAATATCGTGGCTGCTCTGAGTCGGCAATCGAACTCAAAAGAAACAAAATTTATGTGACCGTCGAACTCGACGAAGAATCATGGAAAGATATTTATAGCGATGCTGAGTTCTATGCAACATACGATGCTGAGTACGGTGAAGAAGATATGAAGGCGTTGAAGTCCAGCGCGATTGCCACTTTGAAGAGATTGCAAGAATCAAAAAAAGTCGCCTGATACACTATGAGCAATGTGCGCTAGTCGCCCCAGTTGGTCGTCTTACCTTTGTGTCCGTGTGACCTAGACGGTTTACTTGGGCTACCCAAGTGCCGTCATAGGAGGTAAGAATGGCTCGCTATCGAGTTCTACAGGGTATCGATTACCCACCCAACAAACGCGCCGAAGCGGGCGATGTTGTTGAAGATTTACCAGCCACATCTATCAAGTGGCTTACCGAAATTGGCGCAATTGAAGATGCCAATAAACCTGCTAAAACAATAATTGAAGAACCTGTAGTTGAGCCTGTCAAAGAAGAACCAATTGTCGAGGCTCCAGTTGAGCCTGTCGTTGAAGCAGAGGGTTTTGACCCTGATGCAACAGATGGTGATGGCGATGGTTTTGTTCAAGATGGAACTCCACACCAACGCCCAGTTGAGGAGACTGAATAATGCCTACATTCGCACATGGTAAAAATGTAAATGTTTTTGTCAATGAATACGATTTTTCTACTTACTTTAATGATGTAAGCGCAACAACCTCAGTAGAAACTGCTGAAGTTTCAGCCTTTGGCTCAAATGCGAAAGAGTACATTGTTGGTTTGCTCGATGGCACAGTTTCTCTTAGCGGGATGTTTGATGGAACAGCAACAGGAACAGATGTGGTTTTTTCGGCAGTTCTCGGCTCCACCACAAAGCAAAATGTCATTGTTGCCCCATCAGGTCACTCAAATGGTGCAAGCGCAATCGTGCTTGAGGCAGATGACACCTCATACGAAGTTTCAGGAGCAGTAGCAGATGTTGTTCAGACAAGTGCTGAGTTCCAATCAAGCGATGGCGTTGAACACGGAAAGATTCTTTCTTCAGGCACCGCCATTTCATCAACAGGCAATGGAACATCTGTTGATAACGCCCTCTCATCTGCCAATGGTGGAGTAGGCTTTCTAAGCGTTCCAACTAATACTCGTAATGGCAACATAACAGTCAAGGTTCAGCAGTCAGCCGACAACTCAACCTTTACTGATTTGATTACCTTTACAGTCGTGACCAGCACACAGAAAACTTTTGAAAGAGTTGAAGTTGCTGGAACCGTAGCAAGATACCTGCGCGTGAACTACACGGTTGCAGGTTCCACAGGTACCGCCACCCCAGTAGTGGCTTTCGCAAGGAGAAACTAATGCCTACATTCACACACGGTAAAGCCACCGTATTCAAGGTGGACAATGCAGCGGGAAGTTTAACTACTATCAGCGATGTGCTGACAGATGTTTCATTCCCACAGACAGTCGAAACAGCCGAGACAACAAGTTTTGGTTCAAACGCAAAGACCTACATTGTTGGTTTGAGCGATGCAACCATTTCAGTATCAGGTAACTTCGATACAACAGTTGATACACACCTCAGCGCGGTTCTAGGACAAGCGGCATCTTTGTCGTTTGAGTATGGACCTGAAGGTTCAGCAAACGGAGATGCAAAGTACACAGGCGAGTGCCTCATGACTTCTTACGAGAAGAGTGGTGCAGTTGGCGATGTTGTAACTTTCTCAGCAGAGTTCCAAGTTACAGGTGCCGTTACACGCGGTACTTATTCTTCATAATTTAATAACAATTTAATAAGTCGTGACCAACCTAGTGTCCAAGGAGAAATAAATGAGTCTAAAAGAAGCAATCTTTAGTAGCGATGACATCACAAAGGAACTCGTAGAAATCCCTGAATGGGGAGTAACTGTCGAGGTTCGTTCGATGACAGCAAACGAAAGAGCAAAACTCGGAGAAGGCGCTGCTAAAGGCGATAAGACCGATGTTGCTGCAATGTACGCACTAACTGTTATTGCAACTGTTTATGACCCTGAAACTGGTCTGCCAGTCTTTACAGCACAGGACAAAGAAGCCATCCTTTCTAAGAATGGTGCAGTTATCGAACGCCTTGCAACCAAGGCTCTCGGCAACTCAGGTCTGTCTGAAAAGGCGGTAGACGAAGCACAAGCACGATTTCCTGAAGAATCCTGAGCGTAGGTTTCTTTTCGAACTTGCTGAAGAATTAGGTCGGACGGTGGGCGAACTTCTTTACGGGAGTCCAGCCCACCGCCCCCTATCTAGTATGGAATTAACCGAGTGGTCTGCTCTTTACATCCTAAGAGGGAAAGAGCGGGAAAAAGCGGAAAGAAAGGCTAAGGCAAGAAGATAATGGCTGAAGTTCCGCAGATAGAGATGCGGGCGCGAGTTAGCGCCGATACCGCACAATTTACCCGAGGGATGCAACAAGCATCTCAGGCTGCTGAGGGATTTGTACAAACTTCAAATCGTCTCAAAGGGGCGATGACTGGAGTTGGTATTGCTTCAGCAGCGGCTATTACTGCCATGGTTGCTTTTGGCACAAAATCTTTCATGGCAGCGGCTCGCGTTGATGAGTTAGACATTGCAATGAACGCAGTTGGTAAATCAACTGGTTTGGGTTATCAAGTAATTAAAGATGCCACACTTGCTATCAAAGCAAACGGTATCGAGATGGAAATTGCTCAAAAGTCCGCATTGAAGTTTGCCCAAAATAACTTAGAACTTGGCAAGGCGGCTGACCTCGCTCGCGTTGCTCAGGACTTAGCCGTTATTAGTGGTATGAACTCATCTGATACTTACAACATGCTCACCCACGCTGTTATCACAGGGCGAAGCGAAGTTCTAAAATCAGTTGGTATTCAAAAATCAGCAGGTCAGATGTATGAGTCATTCGCCCGAAGTATTGGCAAGACTACAAAACAACTGACATATCAAGAAAAACAGCAAGCAGTTTTAAGCGGAGCCATTACCGAAGGCGCTAAAGTTGCAGGAACCTATGAAGCGGCTATGACAAGCCCTGGAAAGGTTCTTCGTTCTTTTGCCCGCGTACAAAATGAAATTCAAGTATCAATCGGTAATGTTTTACTTAAAGGATTTGGTCCTTTAATTTTCTCTGCTTACAATCTTGTTAAGGCGATTGCAAAAGCCTCTGAAAAAAGCAAAACCATTCAAGCCATTTTTCAAGCGGTAACAATGGTTTTGGAAAAACTTACAAAACCTTTTATTACAGTTATTGATAAATTAAAAGAATATGTAGAAAAAATTGATAAAGTTATTATTGCCACGGAAAATGGCGTTGGTCAATTTGACCGTGCGGCTGTCAATGTAAAAGGTTTAGCAGAAAAATTTGAGTTTCTTTTGCCAGCAGTCGCGGCTGTCGCAGCGGCGTTTGCTACTTTTGCTGGAGCGCAAGTTTTCAAAATGATTCCAGTTTTAGGTACAGTATTAGGCGGTCTTGCAGGTCCGCTTGGAATTGTTGCAGTTGTCATGGCTACTTTATACTTGACATCAACTCAGGTTAAAAATGCGATGAATGACCTCTTTAGTGCATTAAAACCAGTTGGTGAGGCTATAAAGAAAGTCGGCGGAGCATTTTTTGTTGCAGCATCTTACGGCGTATCTATTTTTTCTTTTGCAATTAGTGGTCTTGCAAAAATAATCAAAGGGACAAATGATTTTTTAACTCGTAATCGCTTTATTCTGATTGCTGTTAAATCAGCAGTTTTAGGAGTCGTATTCGCTTTTGTGGCTTGGAAGGCTGTGACTCTTGCTCAAATTGCACTTTCCAAAGTAAGCGCAATTGTTACAGGAATTCAAAATAAATTATTTAACACACAGGCAATTATGGCGGCTCGCGCAGCAGTTGCAACTGCTACATTAGGAGTTGCAGAGGCGCAAGCGGGAATTGCTACCGCCGCGCACAATGTTTTAATTGCTCAACAGGCTGTAGCAATGGGCGGTGGAGCGGTAGCAACTTCACAATTAGTCATAGCCCAAAATCTTCTCGCGAGCGCACAAGCCCGTGGAACAGCAGCAGCAGGTGCATTGGCTGGAGCGAACACAGCCCTAGCGGGTGCGACCTCAGCAGTCTTAGCACCATTGCTCTTAAAGTTAGCCCTACTTGCTGCTCTTGTTATTGGCTTTGTCTATGCTTGGAAAGAGTCTGAACGATTCCGTGAAGTAATGACAGCCGTGTTTAATTTTGTTGCTAAAGTTGTTGGAAGAGTTCTTGCTTTTGTTTTTGAACTATTTGGTAATTTACTTGTTGGTTTTGGTCATCTAATCGACATCAATAACACATTTGGAAAAGTAATAGCCAATGTATTCCAGTTCATGTATGAACTCTACTTAAATGTAATTAAGGCTGTGCTTGGACTCTTTAAGAATTTAATTGATGGTTTTCTTAATTTATTTACTACGCATAACACTTTCCGCCAAGTGGTTGAAGAAGTTATGAACATTTTTGCTCGAGTTGTTGCCTTGGCTGTAACAGCGGTAATTGTTTCTTTTGCAAGTATCATTAAAGGTATAGCAACACTTCTTTTCTTCTTCCAAGAGTTCGGTAAATTTATTGGTCGAGTGTGGGTTGCGATTACGGGTGCTATCTCTAAGGCTGGAGAAATCATTGGCTCCATTATTAGCCGAATTGCAAAAGCCATCAGCGGTGGTTTTTTAGACAATCTTCGAGATGGATTAGTTCGATTTATTAACGGTCTGGCTAACATGGCAAGCAGAATTCCTATTATTGGCGGCGCCATAGCCTCCGCTCTGCGAATGATTACAAATGCAATTGATGGCGAAAAAGAGAAAATGGAGGAGTTGCAACCTAATCTAAATACTGATGCCCTGGTTGCAAGTGGCAAGAAAAGTATCGATATTATTACTTCAATTTCGACTGCTGCAATTACTGGTGCTAAAAGTTGGGGTAATTACAAAGAAGGCGCGGCTGGCGCTCTTTCAACAATTGCCAACACAATGCTTAACTTTAATCAAAAAGTTGTTGATTTTGCATCTCAAGACTTGGGTGGAAAAGTCATCGGTAATTTGATGAAGGCTGCTGAGAAAGTATCACCAGTTCTCGGCAAAGTAATTGATGGTTTAGAAAAAATGAAAAAACTTGAAGTTGGTGATTTTATTGTTAAGAATACAAGCGACGCTGCCGTAAAAGCAGGTAAGTTCATGCTTGGATTAGCGGCAAGTATTAAGTCATTTACTGAATCTGATTTTACTGAAAAAATTGGTGGGGCGCTTGGCGACCTATTTGATAAGTTAAAAACTGGTCTTGGTTTTGGAGACATCCTTGCAGACCTGAAAAAAGAATTTTCTGCTCCTGGCGACTTGAATTTTGATGACCCAAATGCAGATGCACTTGAAGAATCAACCAATAGACTTAAATCAGTTCGTGAAGCAATGCAATCGGGTATTGAGGCAATTCGTGGCGTACTTGATGACCTCAAGCAAGCGGCTAAAGATTTTGCCGATAGTCTAAAAGACACAATTGTTAATTTTGCAGGTCTCAAAGGTGTTGAGTTGCCTGATGGCTTCATACCTAAAGCAAAATCTTTGATTGCAAACATGGAACAGCGTCTTAATAAGAGCCAGCAGTTTGCAGGTCAAATTGCTCAATTACAGGCAATGAACCTAGATGCAGATGCACTCAAGTCGATTATTGAAGAAGGTCCCCTCAAAGGAGCGCAATTAGCCGCATCAATCTTGAGTGGTGGGCAATCAGCAGTTGATGAGGTAAGTCGTCTACAAAAGGCAATTCAATTCGCTGGAGCAACTATTGGAGCCTACGGAAGTGAAGCGGCTTTTAGCGGTCAAATTGCCAACGCAACCCAAACGCTACGCTCTCTTGAGTACGCTGATATGAGA